GCCGTGTTAGGCTGACCAGACCAGTTGCCGTCACCATCCCTACGCATACCATCCTTGTGGGCGGCATCTGGGAGGCTTTCCATTACCTTAAACATCTCCTTACCCTGTCTGATTTCTTCGGCTGTGTACCTACGGAGTTTAGGTTTCTTTACATTGCCCTGCTGGTCGAGTTGACCAAAAGCCGCACCACGGAGTCCGTTGACCTTTAAGAACCACTCACGGCTCTCCTTGCTAAGTTTGTTGACATCAAATCCGTTGTTGCTGTTGCGGTTAGCCTCAATGCGGACGATGTCTCGCATGAAGAGGTCAAGCGACCTAGAGGACACACGCTTGCCGTCACGCTCAAATGCCTTAGAGATAGACGATACGCCCATGCCATCAAAGTCAAACTGAGGATTCTTTTCACCAATCTTGCCCGTCCAGTAGTCGAGCCAGCCGTCAGAAGCCATTTCCATCAAGCCACGGATGCCACTAAACTCGCCACCACGGAACATATAGTCAATAGGCTTTGCCTTAACCCACTTAGAAAAGTAGTAAGCACCGAACTCCTCAACAAGATGCTCAAGGGGGATGGCAGTAGCGTCAGCAACCCTGTTGGCTGTGCCACGGGTTCTGTAGTCCTCTATGGACTTCTTTAACTCTTCCTTCTTACGCTTAATAGTCTCAGCGTCACCCCTGTTGCTTGGGTCGTTGTCGATGTATTTACCAAAAAACTTCATCAGTTCATCTGGCTGGACGAGGGCTTGCTCAAGGATTCTGCCCGTCTTGGGGTCAAACTTGCCGAGCAGTTTCTGGCTCAGTCTGTCGATGTAGTCGGGGGCAAACACCGAATCCAACATAATCGAGTGATAGAGTTCGTGGGCAAGAGACAGGCGGTTGCCCGAATCCATAGCCCACTTGTCCAGATTGATTACAACTTCAGTTCTGCCAGTAGAGTCTCTGCTCTTAGTCCAGCCAGCGGAGGATTCAAACTCTCCCCGTGTGCCTTCTACATCCTTAAGACGGCTTGTGCGGACATTGCCGTCCTTGTCGATATAGCCGTCCGCTTGGAGTTTCTCCTTAAGCATCTGACCTCTACGAGTCAGTTTTTTGTCAGAGCGTGTCTCAGCCTTGAGAAGTTCAGCAACCTTAGCAGGGACGGAGTTAGCGTTCTTCTGGTTAAGCGTGTTGACGATTTCGGTAGCCCTTTCCGCATAAGCCATATCAGACCAATGGGCGTTCAACTGTCTTCCTTTAAGACTCTTTGTGAACGCAGGGTCTCCGTTGTCCTTGATTTGTTTAAGGATTACCTGTTTGGCGTTGTCATCTAATCTGTTCCAAATTGCTTTAACCTTTGCATACGCAGGGTTGCTCTTAACGGCTTGCTCAAAACCAGCAGGGTCACCAGCAAAGTTGCCACCTGTATCTCTGAGGATACCAAGGACATCAGCCTTGACTGTGCGGTCATTGAGTTCTGGGAAGATTCTGGACTTCTCAAGCAGGACACCCGTGTTAGGGTCGATGCCCTTAGCCTTGAGGTGCATATCGTATTGGATTTGGTTGAAAGCCTTAAATACTGCATCTGGGTTAACTGTATCAATACCAGCAATGATGCCATCAATGTAACCTTGGAAGGCTCTGTCACCAGTAGCCTCAGCCATAGCCGCCATAGCCTCAAATCCAATAGCGTTTTCGTTGCCGTTTTCCTTGAGAGCCTCAATGATTAACTTACGCTGGATACGCATCTGGTCTATCTTGGTGTTCCCAGTTACATCAGAAACAACCTTACCAGCGGTAGCACCAACAGTACCAAGTGCCATACCAGAGCCAACACCACCAGCAAAGCCTTCTTCACCACCAGCAAGATAACCTAATCCACCGCCAATCACAGACCCCAAAGCCGCCCCTTGAGCAATGTTATCAGCGTACACAAACAAAGGGTCAACGGCTTCGATAGCCTTTAGTAAAGATTTAGTATGCGGGGCAAGTTTAATGCCAGCCCGTTCTGTGTCACGGATAGCCTGTCCAGCATAACCAAGGACACCACGACCTGTCTTGCCCTGCTTCATCATCTGCTCGCCATAGATGCTGGCGGTTTCACCAATATTACGGGCTACCAGAGAACCAGCGTAGTATCTGGATGCCGTAGCAAGAGTAGAATTAATTTCAAGACCAGCAACAGACCCTGCGGCTGTACCTAGTGAACCAACCCTTGTGGCAGAGGCGATGTCCTTTGCGGCAACGCCAGTAGCAGTTTCAAAGACCCTAGAGCCAGTATCAATGCCGTAGTCAATAGTGTTGCGGATAGCACCGCCCATGAACTCAAGGGGAGCACCCACGCCCCACTTGATAGCACCGCCAAGAACTAGATTTCTAATCCCTTGGGTGCGAGCCGCCGCCATCGCCAATTTTTCGCCCATTCCAATCATCACCGCACCCTTAGCCGCAATCCCGCCAAACGGGATAAACAAGGTAGGGTCAGCAATGTAGGACATCACCTGTGTCATCTCTGGGTTGATGATATCCTTGTCCATAATAAGGGTGTCTTGACCAGTCATCAGACGCATTGAATGCACATTGAAGGCTTGAGCCTCCATGAACTGCTGGTACTCCGACTCCTCATCATCTCCGTTTGCTTGGAGTGCGTTCTTCATTCGGAAGAAAACGCTGTTAGGGTCGGCAGACTGAGCCGCCATGCCGTACAGGTTTCTTGTTCCTTGTGCAAATGCCTCAACCACAGAAGGAGTAAGTTTCTGTAAAGCATCAGCAGGGTTGTCTACAATAGAGCCAGCCGCCCTTGAAATATCTTCAAATACTGTGCTTGCCGCCTCTCCGATACCAGCAATGACATCAACTTCCTTTGTCTTGTTGTGAGCCTTAAACAATCGGTACTGCTCAACGGACATATTCATTACTTCACCATTAGCATTCTTCTGTTGCATTGCCCTCATTATCTCTTCACCAGAGGGTGGGGCAGTTATGAACTGCATAGCCTCCTCACGCTCTTCGGGGGAAAGGTCAGCAAGCATACGCTCAATGGAGGGTGCTCCATTAGCAGAATTGCCAACATTACCTCCCTCTGTCACATAATGCCTAGGGTTTTCGTAAAGTTCAGCCATTGTATTAAAGTATTCCCTTTTCCCTCAGATATTGTTCCCGAAGGGCTTGGTATTTGCTAGTACCTCTGTCATCACGGATTTCGACTGTCAAGCCGTGAGCCGCAGAAAGATTTTTGATACGCCTGTCAACTCGTTCGGCAAGGGCAATCAAGATGGCTCTGTCCTTAGATTCAAGGGAGAAGAAGTTTACAGAGTTTTCTGTGACCCTCTTGATGAGTTGTTGTTCGTAGTTAGAGACTGTTCCAACGCCCACGATGTCGGTTCTTAACATCGCAGAAAGATTCATTTCTTCGACCAAGGCTCTGCCCCGTGCTGATGGCGAGAGCGATTCACCCATCTCGTCATTGATTTCTTTAAGAACCTTTACACCCCTACGGGCATCAATAAGTTTAGGCATTTCCTCTTGGTATTTGTCAACAGCCGAATCAGAGCCATTAAACAAGCCCCCAATATAGACTCCAGATTCTGGAATAAACTCGGACGGGACTAGTCTGCCATCTGCCCCCTGCTTGCCAAACACACCCATGTTTGCCTTTCTCATTTCAGAGGGGGTCATTGGTTTTTCAGATTTAATTTGCTCCCACTTGCCGTTGGCGTAAATCATTCTTACACCGCTGTCAGTTGTGAACTCACGGATTTCAGATTCTGGGACAAGGCTCTTGTAAAACTTATCAAATCCAGAAACAGGTAATCTACGCTTACGCTCTGGGTCTGTTGGGTCAATAGCACCCATTCTAGATGTAACAAAGTCAGCGACTTCACGCTGGCGTTCAGCAACTGTTATACGCCTTTCCTTTTCTTCAGTACCAATCTGGAAACCTTGTAACGGAATGGGTGCAACATTTGTTATAGGGGCAACAGCATTGGCTGGCTTCTTAACAACAGGCTTTCTTTGAAGTCTATCAATTTGTGCGTCAATATCCTTAATTTCGTCACGCTCTGTTTTGTTTATTCCCGTACCCCTGTATTCAGAACCACCTTCAGACCTAGCAGTTTCATCCCTTAAAGCATTAAGAATATTTTTCTTTTCTGCAATAGTAAGGTTTTCACCGCCACCTATATTTACAATGGCATCAAGCATCGCCTTTAGGTTAGCACCAAGCAATGGAAGCCCCATTCCAGCCTTCATCCAGCCATTTGCACCAGTTGCGTTTTTGACAATTTCCTTCGCTACTTCGGGGGTAACCTTTTCTCCGCTAAACATCTTTCTGCTTCTAGCCAAAGAATTCATTGCGTTTTGATTTTCAATTATATTCAGAACGCCTGTTGAGGCTTTTCCTGTAAGTTGAGGAAGAAAAGAAGGTTCAATCCTATCGTCTGATTCTAATTTAGCCTCAAGTCTTCTTTTTCTTTCTAATAAACCATCAATAAATCCTTGCTTTGAGATATCCTGTGGCTGTTGAGGGGCGTTCTTTCTGTTCACTTGGTCAACAGGAGAGACAACAGTTTTCTCGTAGTCCTTCAGACTGGCAACTGTCTGACCAACAGGGGCAAGGAACTGCGGTTGCTCGCCAGCGTCTTGAGCAAACTTAGGAAGGTTAAGAACACCACCGACGGCTGGGGCTTCCGTGCTAAAGAACTTAGAAGAAAAAATCCCGCTGAGGTCGTTCTTTTTCTGGGCATCTGCTTGAGCCTTAGCGTTTCTTCTTTCAGCCGCAAGAGCCTCAAGACCCGCACTAACAACAGAAGGATTTACATCCTTAGCACCAGCAAGGGCTTGCTCACGGGCGGTTCTCCAAGCAGACAGGAACTCTTCGTCTGTGCCTTGGAGGTTAGGATTGCTCTTGCGGATTCTGCTAAGTTTAGCCAGAGCCTGTGCCTGTGCCTCTTGGGGTGTTAAATTGAGGTCAACTTGAAACTCAGCATCACCAACAAAAGCCGCCTGTGTGACAGATTTAAATCCAGCAAACTTGCGGAGGGCTTCTTCAGCATTGCGTTCCATCTCACGACCTCTGAGGAACGACCACTCTTGGAGTTGATTACCAAATCCAGCAAGGGATGTCTCCGCTTCGTGGGCAAGCATTACTCGTTGACTAAGACCCTTTGTCGGTGCGTCTTGGAGCATCTGAGCCTTAGCCATCAAACTATCAAGGATACCAGACTGGGCAATCTCTGGGTCTTTGCTATACATCGCAATCTTATCAGCATATTGCTGACCAAGCATTTGAATCTTGGCGTTAGCCGCCTCGGACTTGGCAGAGTTGTCATTATATGCCTTAATGCCTTCGGCAATGTTCTGACCAAAGTTAACTCCAGTAGCAACTGTCTGAGCCGCCATCTGACCAAATGCGGGTACTAGGTTTCCAGTAGAAGCCTCGATACCGCCTGTGTATCTACCAAATGAAGATGCCATAAATTATTAACCCTTATAGGTCATTCCGTATTGACCTAAGAAGGAGGAGGGTGTGCTTTTAAGCCCAGCACCAAAGGCGGGTACAAAAGCCGAAGTTGCCGCCTTAGTCGCAGTCGCACCAGCAAACAGGGCAGGGTTGCCCATAGCCGCACCAGCGATGCCACCAACCGCACCAATAAGAGCGTTTCTGCTGGCGTTAGATGCTTGCTGGTTGGCAATCATAACATCCATAGCCTCCTTGCGGTTAGAACCAATAAGAGCAGAGTTATATTGAGATTCGGGATTAAAGATTTTTGCTCCAAGTGCCTCAGTCATCTGCCCCGCCCCAGCATACATTGTCTGGGGAGCATAAGGGCTGTAGTTGCCCAAAGCGTTCTGGAGGTTACCCTGTCCTGCCCCGTACATCATCCCAGCAAATTGTCTAGACCTGTCTTCTCTCTGTCCACCTAATTGATAGTTGTTAAGAACTTCTTGGTAAATTGCTTGGTTGCCAGATAGTCCCCTTGCCGCCATTGCATTTCGTGCCGCCTGTTCACCAAACTTTTTCATTTCTGGGGTAAGTTCACGCCCAGCAGAAAGGTCAGACTGAGCCGATGCTAACATAGTGTCGTACAGCCCCATTGTGTCTACACCCATGCCCTGCCTGTAGGCTGACATAGCCCCCTGTTGAGCCATCCCTGCAATCTTTTGAGACTGCGGTAAAGCCTTCTCATAGGAGGCAAACTGGAATCCCATCTGCCTGTCCATCATCTCCTGCTGGAGTTTCTGGTACTGGGGCTGGTACTGGCGTTCTAGTTCTAGAAGGCGTGGCTGTATGGCTTCCTGCCCAGCCATAGAATCAAGCATTTCCTGCTTGTAGTCACGAGGGGCGGGGGCTTTTATTTTTTTACTTCCCATAATATTAGTTGTTTAAAAGATTTATATATTTGTTTGTGATTTTGACAGGGTTACCAAATCGCAAAGCCCATTTATCCTGTGACTCCCAATTAGGGTAACGCTCCTGCAATTGCAAGATTAATTCATTTTTAGCATCTTTACTGACGGCTATAAAATCCATTATGCACAGGTCTGTGTTGTCTGGGTCAATGGGGGTCTTAAAGTCAATTAAGCCGTCTGGCGAGCCATCAAAGCCCTTGCTAAGTGGATACATAACGGCAACACCCGTGAAATCCTTTTCGTCAGTTGTAACAAACAAATAATGCAGGGAATCTGACCATTGAAGATAGGCAACCAACTCCTCGTCCGTCCAGCCAAACGACTCCCCACGCCCCTTGCTTCGGTGCGTCTTAATAAAGTCTATGAGGTTAGACAGAAGCATTAGGCGGTCTTAAACTTGCTGATGGTTTTGTGGGAGGGGGCAACTGTGGTAGAACAATTAAGTTCAGACCCAGCGGCGGCTGTACCAACAAACCAACAAGCCGCAATTTTAACTATGTGAGTTCCAGCAGTAAGAATTACATTATATATGTATGGAGTAACTGAGTACCTTATTACACCAATGCTAAATGTATCTCCAATTGTTGTAGTAGTAGTAACGGAATTTATTGTAGAAATAACATTACAACCATAACCATAATTGCTATTAGCAACATTGTTATACAAAGAAGAAACAAGGGTAACTTCCCAAATCTCTTCACTTGGAACAACAAAAGTTTCGGTATAAACAACTTTGCCAGAGTTTATCCAAGTGTTAGTCCACGCAGCAAAACGATAACCGCTTTCAACTGTTTGTAAAGTTACAGCAGGAAGTGTAGAATTAACTTTAGAATAAAGAGCATAAACGGGAGTCCCGTTAACTTGCAATACCCCTGTAAAATTAGCCGTTCCTTTAATTTCGCCAGTAAGTGTAGTGTTCCCAGCAATAGAAATATCTCCATTAACTTCCGCAAGCCCTTGAACATACAGGCTTCCAGATGAAACTATATTTCCGTTTACAATTTCAGTAGCCTTTTTTACATATGTGCAAGCGGTAGGGGAAGCCGTAGCGGTAGCGGCTGTAAACATAACATATGTAAATGTTAGTGAGGTAACAGCAGTAATCTTAAATGTGCCGTTGTAACCTGTGCCAGCACTAGAAATTAGTACCACATTGTTTACAATTAATCCGTGGGCGGCAAGGGTTGTGACAACAACAGTCAAGCCATCACCGCTGACATAATTGCTTCCAACTACAGAAGCCGAGTCATAGGGCGTAACCACGATGTCTTTGTTTGCTGGAGCATTGATAACAGCACTTGTAAGAGGTAGCCCGCTGTTTAGGAAATCACTAATGGTAGCCTCCTTTAGTACGCCACCATCGCTTACAATAGTAGTGTCGGTAGCCTCAAGTGTATTAGCCGTGATGCTAGGCTGGTCGGTAATAGCACCAACAAGTATTTGGGCAGAGTCAACTAACTGGTTGAGCCTTGTTGCTGTAAGTTGCTGGGAGTCGGCAAATGTCTCGCCTTTAGAAATTTGTGGCATATTATTGTTTATTTAAATTGTTTTTCTTTTGTTGAGTTGCGTATATATAGGCAGAACGGATAGAAGGTCTTTTAGAATAAGAAATGAATTTTAAAATTAATCCAGAGCCTGTTTTTCTAATTGGGTTGCTCCTGTTGTAGTCTTCAACTGAAGAAGAACCAAACACATCTACTTTTACATTTACATCTGGGTTAACAACATCAGCATAGGTTTCTATTGTCTCTCCACCAGATGTCAAGATGTTTGCTTCGTATGAACTAAACCTTTTATCAGCAATACTATCCATACTATATTGCCTTGTCTCAAGAACAGCAATTATGTCATTTTTGCTAAATGCTAAAGGGTCTAATACTATGACATTAGGATTAGGATTGCCTAAAGAAGTAGTAGAGGCAACCAAAATAAGATTTCCGTATAAACCATTTGCTATGTTTTGGGCAGAGTCTAACAATGGTATAGGTGTAGGAAGAATAGGGTTTCCAACAGCATCTCCGAATTCATCGGAATCTAACTCTTCGGTTAGAAATATCCCTTGGTAGTTATCGACAAGGAACATACGCCTCTGGTTGTTTTTCTTTACTACTATAAATTCTTTGAGGGAAACAGACTCTGCCTTGGCAAAGGTTGTCCCACCATCACCAGAAGAATATACAAAGTTACCATTTTGATACGGAAGATAAACAAAAGAACTCACAAGAATTCTTATAGTAAAAATAGTGTTACTAAATCCTAAAGTGTTAATTACTTTATATGTGCCGCTGGGCGGGTGTTTTCCTTCTACAAGCGTAGCACCTTGAAAAGAATTATTTGAAAAATTAACATTAACATAATCACCAAGAGCAAGTCCGTGATTAGGTAAAGAATTTCTATCAATCCTTATGTATATAAATTCATCTGTCCCGTTAGGATAAAAAAATCCGCTTGTAGGTATCAACCAAGCAGAAACATTTAGGGCATTTTTTGTGGCAACAAGCGTTGGGTATGTGTCAACCGACTCCCATTGTTTTAGAATAAAATTATACACTAATACTGTATTATTAACTGTGCTGTCATCAAGGGGAACGGCAAGATAGTAGCGGTTGTTCCAATAAGAAGCAACAGCGTTGCTTGCATAGTTGCGGTTAATACGCTGGATGATATCGTCAACAGGGGCTGAGATAGGGTCAGCCATTGTAAGCAACTTCATAGACTCAGCAGAGGCTGGCTGAGGTTGCAGGAAATACACACCATTATCTGACAAGAAAAATACGCCTCCTCCCGCCTGTATAACGCTTTTTTTTGCAAGACATCCTATGTCTGTTGCAAGCGTAGATATTCTTGATGTTGCTGAAAGTCCGTCTCCCGATGAATACCTGTCGTTTCCAATGTTAATATAAAATATGCTGTTACGCATAAACACCAAGAACTCGTTGAGAGTCCAAGGGGCAACGCCAACCAACTGGTCATTGCTACCATTGTTTACAGTAAAAGCATCAGCCGCATCCCACTCCGTGTAATCCAAAAAATTGCTTACGGAAACTGTGTCGTAATTTCTGGACAAATTTGTTTCTAAATGATACATACCAATAGCAACAAGCCTGTTGCCATAATACATAAGATTAGAACAGTTAGGAAATTTGTGTCCAGCACCAGAAGTAGGCATAGCAACAACAGTAACATTTAAATCCCACATTAAGGGACGCTTACTAAACCCACGACTTATAAATATTTTGTCCATTGCGTTGCAAACATCACAACCTTCTGGAGTGGTTATTAACTCAGAAGCACTATAACTACAGGACGCACCGCTAACTGCACCAAAAGAAGCAACGGCTGGCATACTATATGTAAAAGTATTGCTCGTTACGGATGTTATTGTAAACAAACCACTATAGCCAGCAGTAGCACATTCTACATATACACTAGAACCAACTGTAAGTCCGTGGGAAGATTTTGTTACAGTTACAGAAATTGAATCACTTGAGGTTAATGTAGCACCCGTAATAAAATTAGGAAAATATATCTTAGAAGAAAGAAGTTCTGTTTGCGGGTTGTATGTATAAAGCCCATTTGCCACAACAAGGACAATCATTTCTTGCCCAGAGGACTCAATGTAAGTTCCTGTAGAGTAAATTGTTTGTCCAACAATAGAACCAGCAGTTTTTCTTTGAAGCCCTTTTCTTGTTTGGGCAACCCCCCTGTCTAGTCTAAAATTTTGAGAACGACTAAGAATACCTTTAGGCAAAGCATTAGGGTTGTCACGGCTGTTAAGCCCGACAAATCCTATGTCTCCGTCTTTTAGATATTCACTAGGCATTAATGAGTAACGATAGAGTAATACACAGCCTTAATCTTTTCAGACCAGCGAGTGCCGACATAAACGCCACCAAGGAAGGTGACAGTAGAAAGAAGAATAGTAATCATACAGGGAGAGAGATTTTGAGACGCTTGAGTTCAGCCTTTAGTTCAGCCGAGGTAGACTTGGTGATGAGGGTGAGAGTACCCCAGTATTTGCCAGCGTTTTTAAACTCTCTGAGTCCAAGACAGGTCTTGTCCTTGACGAAGGCGTTCCAGCCTTTTGCGATTGTGATAGGTTCAGTAGCCATAAATGTTAATTACTCTTAAATTGGTTGAGAAAAGTAAGAGCCAAGTCCGTCCCAATAGAAATTG